ATGTTCTGTCCTGTCTGCAATGTTGATACGCACCAGCTCAGGGCTGTAGATGCTTTCAATCATCAAGTGGTCGCCCAAGCGGAGGTCCAAGCTGGCTGGGTTGAGCAAGTCTTCATTGAATGGGACGACCATCTGGCTTTGCCGGCACCTGGCCTTGATCTCCCAATCACACAAAACTGCCATCCGAAGGGGGCAAAAAATTACTCTACTGAGGCCTTACTCATTAACCAAAATCACCCATCCAGTTTTCGGGCCTTCCGCCTGCCAGCGTTGATAGAACGCAGCTTGCCTGACCCGGACATTGCGCCCTAAGTGTGGGTTGGAATGGCCACCCTTTTCCATTTCTGGATAGCCAAGGGGGTCTTGAACAATCCACTCAGGGTCATTGCTGTTTTTGCCTGCAAAACCGCTGATCACCAGCCAATGGCCGCATCCCAACCCGCTGCACATTGGCGGCTCGCCGCGCAACATGTTCCCCGCGCTGAGATACCCGGCAAGGACAGGGCGTCCGGCTTCAAGCTCTTGCTCAACCAAGTCACTGTCACCGTCTTTCCGGAACTCAGCTTGTAAGCCAAGGCTCCGCAAGGCTGCCAGCTGCGCCTCTACTGACGTTGTGTCTCCGTACTTGCCACGGATTTGGTTGTACTCATCATCTGTACGAACCTTCTTGTAAAACGCCGCCACCATGGCAGCGGCGCTTGAAAAGCACTCCCGATAGCCGGTGCCGGTTTTGTTGTCCAGCTGCCGGAAGTAGGGCATGTAGATCTGTTGGTCATATCCGCTTTCTTTCCAAGCTTGGAACCAGTCAGCATCATTTTCCTCCAGTAGCTCCGGCGGCAATGACTCCTCAAGCTGTTTAATTGCAGCCAGCTGGTGGGGCGTACCACGGAAAAACTGAAAAAATGGCAACAGAGCTAGGGGCACCGCTAGCGCTTTTAAATTTGGCCTGATATTGCTTGGTCGCATCTGTTTGCGCCAGTGCTGTATCCGGCAACAAAAACCAGCATTGAGCTGAAAAACAAAAGCGTGACCGCGCCGCCTGCAACGAACCAGCCAGTCGCTGAAAACGCGGACAGCTTCATTTCTCAACACGGGTGTCAGGCAAAAGCAAATCCCTCAGGTGCTTTACGGCAAGGTCATCCAAGTCGTTATCAGTGCGGGTAACAATCTTTTCCAGCATCGCCACAATCAGCTCTTTGAAAGCTCTAGAGCGCCACATGGCCATGACCAAGGGCTTAAGGATCAGAATCATTGACCTGGCCTAGTTACCCTTTAAGAGTAGCTCTGTTGCGCCATGGCAGAAACACCAGAGGACAACCACGAAAAAGAAGGCATCTGTATGGCAGATGTGATCAAGGCTTTGGTCCTTGCTTGGAGTGCTGCGCTGTTGACTGCCTCCTACTTGGGCATATTCCCCCAAATGAAAATGGACAACACTTTTGTCGCTTCACTGCTTACGGGGGCGATGGCATCGTTTGGCATTGAGCGCAAGAGCAACGGAGGGGGCAACAAAAAGCCGACTATTGTTGACAATAAGGACACCAAAGCAGGCATCAAATGACCCGCACACTTTTGGTATTGGGGATCACTTTATTGGCTGCCCCAGCCCATGCCGACATCACCCATCGGCTGACCCAATCAGCGCAGATCAGCATCGATCAGGCTTACAGCTCAGCTAAACGGATTGGCTCCACCTACAGCGCATCAGGAACAAACGTGACGCCAAGCGTCACAAGCGGGGGCAGCACAACAAGCGGCGCTATCGGCGGCTTGAACCTTGGCAGCCTGACCAGTGGAGTTCCTGCCATGGTGGAAACTGACTATGCGGTCACAACTGCGGGCTCAGCTTTTTCTTTTACCGAATCGGCACTTGTGGGCGACACAATCAGTTCCGCTACAGAGGTAACTACCACCACCGGCAACGTTGACGACCTGCCGACCTACGGCGAAGTCGTGACTGGCTCTGGGGGTGTCAAATCCAACCTGGCTGCAACAGCACTTTCCAGCGGAATCATGACCGTGACTGCAGGCGGTGCAGGCACAAGCGCCATCCTCAGCAACAAAATGGAGCTTGAAATTGACTAGGGTTTGGCTGCTGCTTTTGCTGTTGCCTAGCTCAGCTTTGGCAGCGCCAATCGTGCCACAGTTCACCCAAGGCCAACTCAATTCCCGCACAGAATCCACAACAGTCATCCAAGAATCAATCACCAGTTACAACTACAGGACCGGATATACCTATTCAGCGGCAGGCAATAACGTTAAAACTGTGGGCGATGTGCCCATATCACCTGAGGCAACCGTCACGAACAATCAAACTGTCGGCGGAGTTGATTTTTCTTGGACCAGTCCCAAACTTGAAACCAAGCCCCAATGGCAAGTCGTCAACCCTGGCGCAAGCTGGAGTCTTACAGAATCATTCATGGCGCCTGGCCTAGACGCAGTGACCCGCGTGGAAAGGACAATAACCACAGAAAGCGTCACAGAAAGTACGTCAGTCTTCTCTCAGTAGTTGCTGCGCTTGGAAGCCCTGCATATGCGAATACAACGGTCGCAAATCCTTCAAGCACGTCAACTGGTTCAGTCGTCAACAATGCGTACCAAATGATGACAGGGCCACATCCGATTTACAGGATGTCCCAGGGGATCCAGTGCCCTGGCCCGACATTGACGGTTTCGCCCTTTGTGACAGGCAGCAGGAACTATGACCTGCCTTTTGAATCAACCACACGGACACCCGTGTATTCCACTGCGGACGCAGATGACAACGGCGAGCCTGATTCCCCGGGCAAGGTGCTGTACTACGCAGAGTTGCCACGGTTTGAAAAAGACCGGCGCTCCCTTAATTACGGCATCACAGCCACTTTCTCTGTCCCACTGGATCGGCGCTTGGCTGACCAATGCAAACAAGCGGTCAACACAAACATCAAGCTTCAGGAGCAACTGTTGGCCACCAAACGCCTGGAGCATGAACTGTTCAGGGCCAAGCAATGCGGCGAACTTGCCAAAAACGGCATCCAGTTCACTGGACGTATGTCTGTGATTTGCAGCGACCTAATTGTCACAGTGCCACCGGTCAAAATGGTGCCACACACCCACGCTATTTCCGCGCCTTCCGCTGCGCCTGCCGACGAAGAAAAATAGATGGCCGCGCTTCTTTTTTGCGGGTCACAATCTCCTTCGCCTTGGTCAGCAGTTTTTTCACCACCGGCTTGATAATCCGCAGAAGGAAAGGCGTGCTTAATGCTGCTGTAGTAGCCACCACAGCGATGCTGGCGGTTTGCGCTGCTTGATAAGGGGATGGCACCGCCTTTATCAATTGCTCTGTTACCGGCACATTCCGATACACCTCCTTGCACACGCCATCAACAAGCTCATAGGAATCCAAAACCTTGCGACCATTAGGTGACAAGGTGCCGACTTCTGCTGCATCCGCTGGCGGACACTTCACCTCCGGCAGTGGCTTTTCTTTTGGCGGTGGTGGCTTTGGTTTAGTTTTTTGCTGTGCTGGCGGCTTCTCCTGTTCTTGGTTTTGTGCCGGTGTCGGCTCAATGATTTGCAGCTTGCGCGGGTTCCAATCCAAGGGTGTGTAACTGGGCATTTGCCCTTCTGGGCAGGCAGTTCCAACACCGTTTGGATCATCCCGCAATAAAGAGGGGTTTAGCTGTGCGTCTCTGTGGACCCTGGCACATCCAGGCAATTGATATATCGGACGCGGCGCTAAATTTTGCGTGACCGGCGGTGGCAGAACATGCGGCTCAGGGATGGGCTGTATTTCAATCGTTGGAACTTCAATATCCGGAATCACAGGCATGAAAGCTGAACGGTTTACAGCAGGTCAACTCTGGATTGAACGTAACCGCAGGCGTGAAGGACCTCCCATTGTCTACACCGTACTGTCTGGAAACAGTGCCAGGCCGTTTACAGATACAAAGGCCATCCTGAAATGGGTTAAGTGGCCAAAGGGAACACCAACTGGGGACGCATTGCGCGAATGGCTAGCTTCGTTTGAGCAGAAACAAGAGGCACCCGCGCCAGAACTTGATATGGCAAAAATCAAGGCGGAAGGCTTTGGGCCTGAAGCACATGAAGAACAAGCCTTTGACAGAATCACCGGACAGGAGATACCGGAAGACCCAATCAACGGCACCAAGATGATTATTTGAAAGGAATGGCTGGACCAGTTGCTTTCGGGAACTCAGGGACCTTTGGTGCAGGGACTTGATTGAGGATTGTCTCCGTCAGCTCTAACTTCATGTTGCTCAGATACAGTTTCATCATTGACGGGATGCGCGTGTAAGCCATCACGCCCATCACAGCCAAGGTGGTTGAAATGGTAAAACCGAGAACACCAAGGAGGTTGTAGACCTTTTGCATAATTGTTCAGGTAACAAAAAGCCCCCGCGCTCTGCACAAGTACGGGGGCTCCTTGCTGTCTGTGTGAGGAGACAGTCAGTTTCTAGCAGTAATCAGAAACGAGCGCCAATCTTCACGTTACCGGTGGTTTCATTGTCACCAGTGGCGAAAGAAATTTCACCATAAAGGGGGCCACCACTAATGCCAGCCTTGCCGGACAGCTCAATTTCAGAATCGCCAGTGTCAGGCGTTACCAGGCTTGGGCCGACCTGTGCATAAGCACCATTGGAAAACTCGTAACCAACATGCAGATCAGTCACAGCACCGCCAACACCGGTTTCAGTGCCGACGCCGATGTTGATCTCCGGGTTTACATAAAAGCCTTCATCTGCGCGGGCAGACAGGGGGGCCAAGGCAAGAGCGCCAGCGGCTACACCAAAAACAAGACGCTTGATCATTTGGAAGAGAATTAGCGTTTTCCCTGGCCACGATACTTCTTCCGTCCATGGGACGGTTTTGAATGTGATCCATTACCTTGACGCGTCTTTTTGGGCTTGCTAGGGACAAAATTTTGCCCGCTCAATGACGTGGCCATTAGTAGCCGTCAGTTGACTCCAGGTTCCGGTATTTGTTGGCCAGCCCAGTGAACAGACCATGCTGCGGATGGCTGATCATGTCGCGGCCATCAAGAAAAAACAACTCCTCAAGCCACAGGGTTCTAGCCGCCATGGCTTGCACGTCTTCCGCCCCTGGCTTGGAGGCAATCATCGGGTCAGGGCGCTGCATCAGCTCAGTTTATTTTCATGTGGATACTAGGTCCCATGTGCCTTGGTCTTCATTCCACTCATATTCATTGTCATCGTCATCCATGGGGAACGGCACAGG